CAATGGTTGTTCCAGCCGTAATGCCTGAACCCGAAAGGGTCATCCCCATTGTGATGCCGCCGTAGGTAATGCTGGTGACGGTTAACTGGTTGCCAGAAATTGAGCCTACAAATGTCGCACCTACCGAGCCACCAGGCCCGAGCGTGTATTGCACGGTGTTCTGTACGGTTTGGAAAATCAGTTCAGTCCGATAAAAGACCATCATGTTTTCGTTAGACCACTGCGCCAACATATCGTTGAGCATATCCAGACCGTCTTGCGATTCATCCGCAGTTGGTGATTCACCAGCAGCCACCGCGCCAATGTCTTTCATTGAGCGAGTAATAATGTCAAGCGGTGTTGTCATTTTTTATGCCTTAAATTGTTCTGCTCGGGCTTCTATTTCATAGGGATTGAGGAGATAGCCATACCGAATATTCCAGTAAAGATACTTTACCATGTAGACCAACTTTCCATCAGCCTGCATTTGCTTTAAGTGCGTCTGCTCATGACGTACCAAACCAACATCTTGCTCAAAGCCTGGCACAAAGTAAATGTCACCCCACAGGCTAGTCCAGCCTTGAAACTTCATTCGGTTCATAAACCATAAAATAAGGCCAGAAGCAATTTTTATCATATTAAACCGATGTTACCGTTTCCCATGCTGTAGCACCACCAATGCGAAGTTTATTTAATGTAGTATCAAAATATATCGCGCCTTTAACATAAGCTGGCGCTCCGGCTGTTGTTGCTTGTACTGGGGAAATTGTCCCGTTAAATATACCAATAGACCCATTAAAGTAAGCTCGAACATTTCCATCGCCATCACTTAACACAACATAGTTAGAGCCGGTAGCAGAGATGGGGGCAGCGGAACCTTCATAACTACCAATAATAACATTTTTGCCACCCGTTGTTATGCCGTAACCAGATCGGTATCCCAATAATGAGTTGTTTGAACTTTTGACAGTATATCCTGCTGACGCGCCCAATGCCGTGTTATTTTGTCCGGAAACATTAGAAAATAATACTGAAGTTCCCATTCCAGTATTAAGTACACCTCCAACATTTAAAGCCAATGCGTCTGCACCAACACCACTATTAGAACCGCCAGTATTATTAATTAACGCATGATAACCATAAGCCACAATACTACCACCGCTAACATTTGCATTTAATGCACCAGCACCAACTGTTGTATTTGTTGTAATAGCGCCTGCACCTTTACCAATAGTTAATCCATTAATAGTGGAGTCATTAGTGCTTGTTAAACTTAAAGCACTTACAGCCCGACCAGCGGTTAAGTTTGCAACAGTTACTTGTGTTGTGGCTGAACTTTGTACAACTGGCAAAACTTCCGTACCCGCCAAAGGCGTGGTAGCAGAAGTCAGCGCGGATATTTTGCTATTAGCCATATTAGCTAATTAATCCAAATGTTTTCCAAGTGCCAGGTGTTCCTGCAACCGTACAAACCCAACCTATATATCCGGCTGATGCTGGAGTAGTGTTATACACAACATCGCCAACTACCCATGTTCCAGTTGTAGGAATTGCACTATCCTTGCGTCCATAATGCACTGCTCCCACTTTGGGATTATATGATCCAGCCAAAATTGCATTGATAGTTTGCCATGTGGTTGCATTAATAGATGCACTAGAAAAAGTCATTGACTTAGCAACACGTACAGTTACAGGAACAGACCCAACAGCAAAAATAACAACGTAAGGACTTGCGACACCTGTATTTGCTGCTACGTTATAGACTCTTACCCATTTACCGGCTGGCAAAGTAACTTTTAATTGACTAAAACTTACGCCGTAAAAACCAATATTTATAGTTCCACCAGCCGCACAATATAGCGAAACACCAGAAACAAATGCACCAGTTGTAGAACTGTTTGTAAGCGACGATAGAAAAATCCTGTTTGAATCTTGACTACCTGTAGCAGCAAATACAACATTTCCAACTAACCCATAAGTGGCATCCCAAACTGTTGTAGATGTAACTGATCCTATTGCTCCAGATAAATCAGTAGTTAATGGTGAAGTTGATTCATTAGGAAATGATATGGATTGAAACGTATTGTCTGGAGTAACAAACATATTTCCGTTGTTGCTTGCCCCAAACAACACTGGTGGCGCAACAAGATTTTGAATGTATCCAACAATAGAAGATGAGCCATTTACGTTAACAATAGATGTGCTATCTGTTGATACAAAAGCCGCGCCTGGTAAACCATATCCGCTACCATTACTTAATTCCACGCTGCTGTTGCTAACTGCATATATAAGTGGATTAATAGCAGCTTCAGCGCAAGAAAAATTAGTTATTGTAATTTGAGAATTACTCAAATACATACTTGACTGTTGAATAGTGATGCTATCAAAAGTAAGGGGGAAAGTTGCTGTAGCATTGCCTTCTGGTGAACCACCATCCATGTATGCGGCTGCATTAAATGACGCATACGAAACACCCGCATTACCCAATAAACTTGGGTTTCTAAAATAAATTGCACCTTGAGGGTAAGATGATGTGTTGTTTATTAATATTGCAGCAATAAAACATCCAACGCCTTGGTAATCATAAAAAGACCAAGAGTTAGACCCGCCACCAGAAACTGATGGTTTTAAGTACAAACCAACATTGCAAGCATACGATTTAATGGAATAAGCTGATCCAAATTGCGCAAGTGGCATTTTAAAACCAACGTCAAAATTTTGAGTGCGAACATCACGCAGGATAAGTCTTGCAGATTGACCACAATTTACGCCAACAGAACCTGATGTTAAAGTCTGTCCACCAACTAATACAAAACCGCTTACTTCTGAATACTGGCTTGTTTGCAATGCGTCAGAACTGTTGTAACACTGAATTAACGTTCCTGTTGTACTGGATAGCGTTAGAGTGCTTCCAAAACCATATATTTTTTGATTTTGGTTTAGAGTAATTCCACTTGTTAAATAATTTCCTTGAGGGAAAAAAGCAATGGTGCTTGCATTTAAAGCACTAGTAATTGCTGTTGTACAGTCAAGAGTTAACGTTCCTGCTTGTACATCTGCAATTTGCGCCGCAGTCATAAAGTCCATAACGCTTACATTTTGGCGCAGTTTGGTTTGCACCGTAGTAGCTACAGAACTTGCACCACTTTGTATATATCCAACCAAGGATGAACCAGAAGATGCCGCAAAAGCCGCATAAATGCCGCTTGCATTGCCGGTTACATTGTCATACGTCCCAATGGTGGTAGATGTGGATGTTTTAAGAACAAACTTATAAGCAACGGCATCAGTAAGCCAAATTTCACCGCCAGAAGGCACGCGCCCAGCCGAGTCCAACACAATCGGATTAGCGTGGGCTATTGAACCTGCGCTAGTCGTGTATGAGGCTTGAGGCGTTGTGGTGCCTGCGGTGTAGGTGTAGACAAGACCGCCAGCTAAAGGAACACCGTTGTTATCAAAAAATTGTGCGCCAGCCCCTGCCAGCATGGAAAGATTGACGGTCATAGCGACCCCTTATTCGTAATAAACGGTGCATTTCACCGTGCCACCAAGAACGACATAAAGACCATTGGCGGTGTTTAATCCATCAAAGAAAATGTAGTTTGTAGCGGCTACGGGAGTAAACACGCCAAGCACCGTAGCAGTTGTGCCAGATGTTTGTGTATCGTAAACCGTGATTGTTGGGGAAGCAGATGCGGCGCTGACAAAAATGCCTTTTAGCTTTGCCGGTGCGCTTTTGACCAGAGTCGTTGCTTCAATATAGGCTATGTTGGACATGGCAATCCCTTTCAGTTCATCAAATTATATGCGTTAAATGAAAAAAAGCCACCCCTTTTGGGAGTGGCCTTCTTTGCTACATCATGCCGTTTTAAGGCAGGAATGTCAGGTCGTAACCGTAGATAAACACATCAGCGGTTGCTGCTGCGCCTTGGGCGGTTGTATTGCGAACGTACAGATTCAGGCCGGTGATTGCATCGGTTGAACTTGCTGCGGTGTTCACAACTTTAGCCGCTGTGGTTGCGCCCGTGGGGGTCGTAGCTGACAAGACAGCTGTACCACCAGCAGCAGGGGCGGTGTAAACCGCAAATGCCGCAGTGGTCAAGCTGGTGCTTGCATTGCTCAACACTACATAGGCAACGCTTACACGACCCGCGACCAAGATCGGGGCTAGGGTATCGCCTACAGAGTTGAGATTGACCGATTGTGCCGATGCGATCAAGCGAATTGCCTGATTGCTTGACAAGTTAATCGGGTGGTTGGTAGTAGTGCTTGCTGCGCCTGGATTAGCCATGATAGTTTCCTTTCTTTATGGGGTTGATTAGGAAGCCACTCGGCAAGCCAACTCAGCGTACAGAGGCGCCCAACCGTATAGCACATCAACGCGAGTCGGGATGGAATCGTTGTTGATCGTGTACTGGCGAACGATACGCATCGAGAGACCTAGGTCTTTGTCAGACGCACGGCCTGCAAATACCACACCGTCAGGCAAATCGAGGTCAGCCGTTGCCAGGCAAAAAGCGTTTTTGTGCATGACAATGTTCTGCGGAGAAACTGCACCAGCTTGGTTAAACGGGGTCACAGCGGAAGCACCAGGGCTAGTGATGGACACGTTTTGGAACTGACCAGCGGAGATAACAGCGGGGCTAACGGTAACGGCATTTCCGCTAATAGCGGTCACGACGAAATTGCGCAGCTTGTTGCTACCGTAGGCTTGACGGTTCTGTGGGTTGACAGCATACACGCCAGCAATGGTGAAGGTATCACCAACCAGAGGAGTGAACGTACCGCTTTTTGACAGAGTCAAAGCCGAGGTTTGCGCCCAACCGCTGGTCAGAATGCCGGTATCAGTGCTGGTATTGATAGTAGCGGTGCCGGTGTAAGAGCCGAAAGTTTGAGCAGAAATATTCTGATCCATCTTCCAGTTCATGCCAGCGGAGTCGCGGCCCATCATGCCCTTGGCATATTGCATTCCAATGGTGGTATTAGGTACAAACAAGCCCTTCAGGCTGTCCACAATCGTTGCGCCCGTGAAAGGCTCAATAATGCACGAACGGCGACCATCGCGAGGCGCACCTTCAGCGTCCAAGTAGGCTTGGGCGGTCAGATAGGTCAACAGCGAAGTGGGAGGCGTACCAGCAGTACCGACGATATTGGCGGTGTTCAGCTTAGCCATAGTCGTACCGTCAAAGTCAATTTTATTGGCTACGGCGGCGACAGCAGGCTTCAAAACGCGATCAGAGAAAGCGTCCAGGCTAAGTGCCAAGTCTTGCGTGGTAAATTGCGTATCAACGTGGAACTGTGTCGACAGGGTAACTGGCGTACTCGTCTCGTTGAAGTCTTCAACGTTCAAAGCAGGGCCGGTAGTGCCGATAAAGCGACCAGGGCGACGAACGTTCAAGGTAGCGCCGATTTTTGCACCGGTGACCGCGAATTGATCGTCATAGTTACGCATGACTTCAGAGGAGAAAGTCAACTCATTTTCCAAGACCATCAACGCTTCGTTGGTAATCATGGAGATGGTAAGCAGATTATTGCTCATTTCATTTCCTTAAAAAAAATTGTGATGTCAGCGGATTCGCCCTGCAAGTCGTGCAGCTTTCCAAGCCTGGTAGTTGCCGTGAAATTGACGATTTCCGTCAAGATCGGTAACTGGCCCGTTTGCTGACGCCTTGATCGGGTTGATCGGCGCTGGCGCTTTACTTCGTCCAACAGTAGGTTTTGTCTGAGGCTCAACCTTTTCAAATTGACCCTCCAGCTTCCCAATTGTTGCCAAGGCTCTTGTCAAAGTCATGCCTGCCAGTTTTTCAGCGATCTCAGGATTCTCGGCCAAGTGATACAAGATGCGTGGGC